ATCCCAGCAGAGTTCGGTGGCGAATCCACCGGAAACGTCCGCACCGGGCGACGCGGCGACGCCATCCTGTCCGCTGTCATCGACTACCCCGTGGCAGAAGCACAGGAACTGTTCTCATACGCGCTGGAACTGGAAGATCAGATCGCCATTCAACTGTCAAAGGCATGGGCTGGGAACCAAACAAAGACCATTTTCGTTGGCACAGGCAACAGCGCCCGACCCGTCACCTACACCCCTAACGAAACATTCGCGCACACAGCGCATGTGGTGTCGTATCCGGCTGCTGGTGCCGATTTGAACAACCTGATTATTGGTATTGGGCAGCGGGTGGGTTTGGGGATTATGTCCAAGAAGACCGCAGCCACCCTTGATCCGTACATTGACAACCCTGAGCAAGAGCACGATCAAATCATTGCTGAGGGACTTGAACAGGCTTTGGTCGCGGGGATTCAGCAGCAGGCCGCTTCTGGTCAGATTCCGCCGCTGGTTCTCTCCAAGGTGATGACGTTGGTGGCCAACGACAAAATGGAATTGGCTGAGGCGTTAAACAAAGTGACTGAGGAAGCGATGAAGGAGCAGCAGGCGCAGCAGGAAGCGCCAGCGGAGGCTCCTACGACTCCTGAGCAGGCTATGGCTCCTGCGGCGGCAGCGGCTATGACGGGGCAACAGATGGCTCCCATTGCTGGACCTAATCAGGGTCAACAGAATTTGTTGTCGTTGCTGTCCACTCTTAGGCGTCCGATGACCGCGCAGGGAGGTGTGTGATGCCACGGGGAGGGAAGCGTCAGGGAACCCCTGGGAAGGCGTATTCCAATCGCACAGATATGACATCGAACTACAACCAGCAGGGTGACCCGATGCAGACGCCTGCCGCTGGTGGGCAGCGAGCCCCTGAGTTGCCTCAGATTCCGATTTATCCTGAAGACATCCCTAATTTGCTTGACCCTACGCAGCGTCCTGGGGAGCCACTTACGGATGGTTTGTCTATGGGGCCGGGGCGTGGACCGGAAACTATTTCTCCGGTGCAACAACGTCAGGCGGAAACGCAACGGTTGAAGAAGTGGCTGCCGATTCTTGACCCGATTGCGGATCAACCGGATACCCCTGATTCGTTTCGTACGTTTGTTCGTTTTATCAGGGGCGCGTGATGTTTGTTCGGAATATTTCGGCTTTCACTCAAGCCCTTGGCGTGGAGAACGCGCCAACGATCATGGCGTTGTCGCTTGTTCCGTGGCCGTCTGACGATGCCCGGAATGAGTTCATCAGGGATCTAACGGGCGTGGATTTTGCGGAGGACAATTCGTATGGCCCCTAAGGGAAACACCGATCCCAAAGACCTCTCTCGCATTGGTTGGAGAGCGGCTGATTTTGGCATCACAACGCCCGCAGAGGTTCAACGTAACGTGTCGGGGCTGGCTACTGGCCCAAACATCATTGGCACCCCACCACAGGGAACGACGTATATCACTCCGCAAGCCCCTAAGCAGTCGCTGATTGCTACTACCGCTGAAACTCCACAAATCTCGTGGGACACCAGGAGACAGGCAGCGGCTTATTTCCTTGACCCATTTGGTTTTGTAACTAATGCTCAAGAAAATCAAGCAGCATTTGAGCAAGCAACACAAATGCAGCAGTCTCCTTTGCTGAAAAACGGCCTTATGGCTTACACCGCTGGCCGCACAGCCACGGCTTCTTTCTTTTCAAACTTATTCAACGTTGACGATGAAAAAGAAAACGTTGTTGAAACCGTGTGGGATGGCTTCCTCAAAGGATTCCAATACCCGTATCAAAAACTAGAACAACTTACCGTTGCTGGACTAAGTGCTTTGCCTGGCGGAACGCGAACGTTTACTTGGGATGAAGCAGAAAAAACCTCTGTCGGACAAATGCTCGTTGCAGCGCCCGGAATATCGGTTGGCAAAGTTCGTCGCGGCGAAGGTTCTTTGGGTGACATTTTCAACGCATACCTAACCCCTATGGGTTGGGCGGGCATGGCCGCTGGCGCAATAGACCCAGACACAAAAGTCCAACAGCAAGGCTTTGATCTTCTTTCCTCAGAAGGTCAAGCCGCTATGTCAACGGGCTGGGAGAAGTTCTTTAGCGGCATAGGCGATGTTGGATTCATGTTTGCTGATCCACTGATTGTTGCTGGAGCAGCGGGGAAAGCGGCCCGTATTCGTTGGGTGGATAAGCCCATTGTCAGTGAGTTGGATCGCACTGTTTTGCGAGAGAACCTGGCGAAAGACAATGCGTTGATTCAACAGGGAACCCCTGAGAAGGCTTCCCCTGTTGGGCAGTTTGTGCATTGGGCAACGGAGAAAGACGCTAATGGGGTAAAGATCCGCAAGGTTGGCGAGATTTATAACCATCCCGTTATTAGAGATGCTGCTGACCGCGATGTTCTTACTAGCGCCATGTTTGCGACAGACAATTTTGAAGATGGTGCGCTCATCATGCGCTCTGTCTATGGGGATATAGAGGCTCGTAAAGCATTGTTCGCTAAGCGAGCAGATTTGGCTGTTGAGATTGGTCAAGCAAATAGAAAACTTATTGCTGACAAGATTCGTGCAGATCCGTCAACTAAAGCCACAACTGTTGCTGAGATGCGTGGTGTGCTGAAAGAAAAGCAAGCCATTGTTGACCAGTATGAAAAACAATTCCGCAGGACAACGGCGCTGTCAGGAGCGGTAGAACCTCCGGCTTTGTTTAAGGCTCGTGCTGATTTATTGCGTGCTCAAGAGAATTTGGCTGAGGCGCAGGCGGTACGAATTTCTGGTCCGGTTACGCGCCCGATGAGCCGCGCGGATCTTCAAATGACCAAGAAAGTTTTGGATGATTTGATTGCCAGGGATCGGGCGCTTGCTAAGGGTCTTGATGACGCTTTGATGGATACGCTGGCAACGCCAAACCACAATTTCAGCGCAAATAATCCGCTTGGACGCCTTGTTGAACGGAGTCGCCAGCGGCGAGCAACGGCTCGCTATGAAGCGCAGGCTACTCAAGGCCGTGGGATTTGGCGTAAAGACGAGTATTTCCAAACCAATCGTTTTATCCGCGCTGTGCGCGTTTGGCGTTGGATGGGAGGAGAGCGACCGGCTGGCTATATTCCGACAAAGGGCGCTTCCGCTAGTGACGCTGGCCGTGAAATTGCAGCGACGCTGAACACGTTGAAGTTGTATTCAGGTACTGGCAAGACAGTCATGGTTGAGGGAAAGCCAGTAACTGTTGGCGGGATAGCCCGTAAAGAAGAACTCATGAATCAGTTTTTTGCCACTGTTGGATCGGGTGTCCGCGATCAAGACATTATGCAAAAGACACTTCTTGGTTTTGAGGAAGCGGTCTTTAAAGACATTGGTGCTTATTACGGGCTTGATGCCAAGGTTGTACGCCAAACGTTGAATAGCCACAGTATCAAACGAGCGGAACTTGTGGAACAAATCCGCAATCGCGGTTATTGGGCTGAGCAAAACGCGGATGACACGATTTCTATTGAAAAAGCGCCGTGGCTTGAGTCGCAGTTGGAAAACGGCATGTACATGATGGATTTTCGTCAGGCTGAACGATTGGCTGACACGGCTACTTCTCAAGGGGCTAGGAAGAAGTGGCGGGCGTCTTACGATCTTGCAAGTGACAAGTTGAATGTTGGGTATGAAGCGTTTAACGCTTTGTGGCGCCCAGCCGTGCTCCTACGCCTTGGTTACACGCAGCGAAATGTGAGTGAGGGGCTGTTTCGATCTATTGCATATTTGTCTTCATTGCGGCCTCTTGCTGATGCAAGTAAGGAAATGTATTACGGAGTTCGTAATCCAATTGTCCGTAAGCAGACAGAAAAAGAGATTGCGCGCACTGAGCAGGCTTTGGCTGCTGGCAAGCAATTAGACGATTTAGTTGGCACAAAGTTCAGTAAGTGGCGAAAGACTGAACTTGAGGCACTAGATGGTCGTATTGCTCGTGAGCAAGAGTGGTTTGACAACATGACGGACCAGTTGAAAAGCAGCGGCTTGTCTCGTATTGAAGCGGATGACATCTATAAGACGATGTTTGCTCAAGAGCGTGTGCTGACGCAGATGCGGGCTAAGAAAGAATTACTGCTTACGGACAATGGGGCTTTGGCTTTGTACCGGAAGCAAGGGAACGCTGGTCGTCGTGTGTATGACGGTTTGCTGTCTACAACGGATCCGATCCCGTGGCGTAATGCTTTTAATAACGAGTCTGATTACACGCCTATTGCTTTGGCTAATGCGTCTGCTGATAACACGACGAAGCAGATGATTCAGTTGCGTAACGATGCTCAGTTGAATTTGTTGAAGCGTACGCAGCGGAACGAGTATGCAGCCATCACTCCCGATAAGGGTGATGAGTATTGGAACGCCGTCGCGGATCAGTTGACCACGTTTAGATCCAGTGAACTTGGCCAGTTGATTCTTAACGGTGCTGACGCGAGGGATTTGGCGCGGTTTTTGAGGTCCGATAGGACGGGCCGCGAGATTGCTAGTTTCATTACCGGTGGAAAAAAGTGGGATGTTACAACGGGTATTGATGAGGCTCAAAACTATGCCCAGGATGTTATTGACCGGTTTATGATTCTTGCCCCTGATGAAAATTTGCGGCGGTTTATGCAAAGCCGTATCACTGTTGGGGCACGCAGAGCAGATGCTCCGATTACGGGTGCTGATGTGAAGCGGTTCCTAGATGATCCAAAGTACAGGGATCAGTTGCAACCGGTTATTGGCAGTATGGATGAAATCGTTGGCCATGTTCGGGTTCGTGACCTTTATCAGCAAGGTGTTCAGGCAGCATTTAAATGGCTGGGCACTATCCCTGAGGATTCCTTGGTGCGATTCCCGTTTTATGGGCAGATTTACGAACGCAATCTTAAGGTAGTTCGTAATCGGTTGATGGAGCAGTATGGCGACAAGATTCCCTTGACTGAGGTTAATCGTGCGATTATGTCATCGCATAAGCGGGCGTTGCGGGACACGAAGGCTTATCTGTTTACGATTGAGCGGCGCACAAACTTGGCTGACAGAGGCGAGATGTTTGCGCCGTTCTTGCAGGCCACGCAAAACAGTTTGACCAGTGTGGGTCGATTGATTTGGAAAGATCCGGCGCTTCCGTTTGTTATGGAAAACATTTGGAATATGCCGCAGGTTATGGGGATTGAGAATGAGAATGGGGAACTTGTTGTTCCCATTCCTCATGATTGGATCCCAGACAACCTGGAAGATCTTGTTGGGTTGTCCAGTATGGACAATTTTTATATTGATAAGAAATCATTGAACACTATTTTCCCTGAAACGGGCTATGGGTTCTTGCCTCGTCCGTCACCGCTGGTGATGATTCCCGCATCAATGATGATGCAAAAGAACTTTTTGTTTACGGTAAACCCGCCACAGGTGTTTGTTGATGTGTTGGGTGAAGAAACGGCTAATGCGGTTTGGGAACAGGGTAAGTCGTATATGTTTGGCGAGGAAGGCGGAATGTCGGTTAATCCGGCTACCCTGGTGTTGCCGCCTGATGCTCAGAAGGCTGTGCAAATTTGGCAAGGTTTTGGGTCCAAAGAATACGTCCACTGGTATAACCAGTTCTACCGTGTAGAAATGTTGAAACTAAATGCTGGGCAGCGCGGACCAATAGACAAGCAAGAAATTATTAACAAAACTAACTGGTTTACTGGTTTGCGTATGCTGGCTAACCGTACCGCGTTTACTCCACCGCGCTATGAAAGCAAGTTGCAGCCGCTCATGGACGCCATCCGTACCAACGATCAACTTTACGGACAACGCGGACCAATCGTTTCCGCTCAACAATTTGGTCCCATTTTAGAGTCCTTGGGAGATTTCTCTACAAGTCGAAACGTGGCTGGTGTTGAAGCCTCAGCGCAAGCAGTTGCGCGCACACGGCGTTACTCCAACATTATTTCTAACGTGGCCCCGTCTATTGATAAGACCAGCCTGTCGGCCTTGAGCATTATTTTGAACCCTGAGGTGCCGGGGTATTACGACGAGTCTGCGTATGCGTGGCAGTATTCAAATCAGATTCCAGGGATTAGTGAGAACTTTAGGGAGTTGCAGTCTCCTGAGGAGTCGTTGCGCCAGTCTCAGAAAAATGCTGGGTGGACGATTTACATTAAGGCTATGGATCAAGTTAAGGCGATAGCGGATCAGCGTGGATTGAAGTCGTATAAGAAAGATCCTGGGCTGGTGCAGTTTAAGAAAGATCTTGTCGCTAAGTTAACAAATGATCCTAATTTTGAGGGTTGGGCTCAGGATTATGAGGATCCAACGAGTATGCGTACTCAGGACACGGTTCGGATTCTTGATGCCGCTATGCGGGATGAGCAGTTCTTGAAGGACAACATGCAGTCTCCTATTTGGCAGGCAGCCCGCCGTTATTTGGAAACTAGGAAGACGATTGCTCAACTTGTCGCGGAAAGCGGCAAACCGACTATTAATTCTCCTGGGAATGAGCGAATTAAACAGGCGTGGGATGACATTCGTGAGTCGTTGATTACTGAGTACAACGGGTGGGGGACTGTGGCTAACCGCTGGTTGACTGGGGATGATTCTCCAAAGCCGTTGCGTGAAACGTTTGCTATGCAAAGGAGTGAGTGATGTCTGTTGACCCGAATCCGTCTGCGTATCCGAGTAGTTCGGATGCGGTTATTGATTCGTTGTATGCGAGTAATGGGATCACTCCTACTCAGGTGCCATCGGCTACGACGGCAAATAAGTACGACACGGTTTTTATGGGGAATGACGCAACTGGTAAACCTGTGTTTTTGCCAAAAAATGAAGCCGCTATGCAGATGCAGTTTTTGCCGCCAGCCGGTCAAAAGAAATTGGCTGATTTGCTAGATAAGCAATATGGGGGAAGGAACCGGTGGACTCCGGTTTATAGGAACAATTTTATTGATGAGTTGGTTAATGCTGCGGCTTTTGCTTACGGGCGTAATGGGCAAAAAATCAGTCCTTTGAATGTGCTGGAATCGCAAATTGAGGCGTATTCGCAAATGACTGGAGATTCCGCCAGCGGCAGAGGTGGCGGTGGCGGAAGGCAAGCGCCAACTAAGGCTGTAAATCTAACTGATCCTGGTACTGCAAAAACGCTGTTGAATCAATCGTTGGAACAGTATCTTGGGCGTCAAGCCACTCCCGAGGAAACTGAAAAGTTTACGAAGGCTTTGGGTGTAGCCGAGATGAAAAGCCCAACGGATACCACTATCCAGAATGGGATGGTTGTTCGTAGTGGTGGATTCAATCCGGCTACGTTTGCCCAGGATTATGCAGCGGGGATGGAAGGGTCTGGGGAATATCAAGCGGTCACGTCGGTCTTGGATACGTTTATTTCGTCACTTGCTAATCCGGTGAGGTTGTAATGGCGGTAACGACGGATCGTAAGAAGCGGACTCGTGTTCAGGGTGCGCCTCCGCCTGACACTTTGAGTAGGGAGCAGGTTGCAGCGCAGTATGGGTATGCGCTGAAAGTTTTGTATTCCAATGCTGAGTTGGCAAAGTTGTTTGAGAGCGCTGTCGCTAATCAGTGGAAGCCAGAGAAGTTTACGGCGGAGTTGAGGAACACTAACTGGTATCAGACGAATGACCAGTATGCGCGGACGGCGTGGGCTGCTGAGCAGATGGGTGGCGCTGACTGGGAGGCTTCTCTCGCTAATGCGCGGAATGTTGTGCAGCAGCGGGCTACGGCTGCGGGCGCTGATGTGACGCCGCAGGAGTTGGATTCGTTGGCTCGTCAGTTTGTTTATGGTGGGTGGGGAGATGCTGCGCGTACTCAGTTTTTGGATGAGGCGTTGGCTAAGGAAATTCAGGTGTTTCCTTCGGGTGCCACGTTTCGTGGGTCAGCGGGTAATTTGGTTGATGATTTGAAGGCGTTGGCTGTTTCTAATGGTGTGCAGTACAACGATGATTGGTATGTGGGTGCGGCAAGGTCTGTTCAGTCGAATCTGTCTACGGCGGATGATTGGATGCGGAATATTCGGGATCAGGCTGCGTCTATGTATCCGGTTTATGGGGAAAAAATAAAGTCGGGTATGTCGGCTTTGGATTTGGCGTCCCCGTATATCAATATGATGGCTAATGAGTTTGAGATTAGTTCGGCGGACATTGGTTTGCAGGATCCGTATATTCGTCAGGCTTTGATGGGTATTGATGAAAAGGGCAATCCTAAGCCGATGAGTTTGTGGGAGTTTCAGCAGAAGTTGCGGAAAGATCCTCGTTGGTTGAAGACAACGAAGGCTCAGAATGAGGTGGCGACTGTGGCAAACGACATTCTTCAAGCGTTCGGGTTTGCGGGCTGACATGGCACCTAAACTTCCAAAAGCGCCAAAGGCTCCGTCGCCTGCTAAGCCGCCGTCCGGGGCTCCTCGTTCTCCTGCCCCTGGGCCGAGCCCTGTTTCGGGTGGGCAATCTGTGGGTGTTGCAACGAAACGTCCTGCGCCTGGCAGTCGTGTTGGGTATAAGAATTCGCCCAATGTTGGGTATGCGCCTACTGCTGCTCCGGCTAGTGCTGGCACGGATACCACGGCAGCGGCTAGTGACAGTGGTGGCGGGGATGTCGGTGGGGGTTACGACCCTTATGCCGCTATGGAAGCCCAGAATCAGATGAACTTGATTGCAACGGTTACTGCGTTGTTCAAGGATTATGGGCTGGAGAGTTTGAGTTCCAAGATCATTGATTATGTTCGCCAAGGCTATACCGGTGACTCTATTGCGATTTTATTGCGAGATACACCAGAGTACAAAGCGCGTTTCCCAGCGATGGCAACCCTGGCTGGGAAGCGCCGGGCCATTAGTGAGGCTGCTTATATCGACTATGAGCGAACGGCTGCTCAGTTGGAGAAGCAGTATGGGCTTCCTACTGGCATGGTGTCAGGGAACGTCACGGGTCTTTTGGAGAATGAGATTTCCGCTACGGAACTGAATGACCGTATCAATATGGCATCAGCCGCAAGTATACAAGCGCCAAAAGAATTGAAAGATACACTCAAGAAGTATTACAACATTGGTGGCGGTGGGCTCACGGCTTACTGGCTTGACCCCAACATGGCACAGCCATACCTAGAAAAGCAGTTCCGCAGCGCCCTTATCGGGGCAGAGGCAGTCCGACAAGGCTTGGACGTAGACGTATACAACGCCCAAAACCTAGAAGCATTAGGTGTCAGCGAGGCACAGGCAAAGGAAGGATTTGGGGCAGTATCCAGAGACCTTTCCTTTACCGGTGGCGCTGGAGAAACCACCACGCAGGCTGACCTTATTTCTGGGGCCTTTGGCAACCAGGCTGCTACTGCCCAAACTGAACGTATTCGCCAATCTAGGGCAGGGCGTTTCCAGGCTGGTGGTGGGTTTGCTTCCGAAAATCAAGGCATAACTGGTTTGACAACATCCAGCGTGTAGTCCTTGACATTTAGAACGTCTTTCCACCTATACTGCTATTAGTGCTGATTGGCCCCGCTGAGAAGTGGGTGCGCTAACACCACTATTTGTCCGGAGTAGCGAGGACCGTTACATCCGCTCGCGCATAGGCGCGTCTTTAACCACATCCAGGTTGCTGCTCCCGGCTGCCTGTGTATTTGAAAGGGGAAGGGCAATGTCCATTGACAACTACAACACCGATGAAGACGAATACGACGAGGACGTTGATACGCAGTCGCAGGGCACCGATATTCGGGCATTGCGGCGAGCGGCCAATAGTTCCAAGAAGTTGAAGTCTGAACTGGAAGCCGTTAAGCGCGAACTGGAGTTTGCTAAGGCCGGTCTTCCGTTGGATGACCCCAAGATGAGGTATTTCGTTAAGGGGTACGACGGAGACATCACGGCGGAAGCAATCCGCCAGGCTGCGATGGAAGCCGGTTTCCTTGCCGCACAACAGCAGGCACAACAGCAAGAGGCAGTTCCAGAACCGATGGTTCAGGCCGCTCAGGTGGCCCAGGCACGGATCATGGCTGCATCTGCTGGTGCTGGTGTTGGCGACAGCAGCGAGTCGGCGGCTCTAGCGCACCTAGAGCAAGCGATGGCTGAGGGCGGTGTTGAAGCCATGATGGAGGTTGCCCGGCAGTACGGCATCCCAACGGCTTACGACACATAAAGGTAGGTTTCAATGCCAGCAGGTACCGGAACCGCAGGTTCCAACCAGAACGGTCCCGCGACCAGCCCGATGTTCTCCCCTGGGGAGATCGTCACCGCTGCGGGTCCGCTATCCATTAACGCCCCGGCACCGGTTGTCGATATCACCCTTGGATCGCAGTTCGTCACCAAGGCATACGACCTTGCCGTCTACCCGGCTCTCCGCCCGCAACTGATTTTCGATCAGTTCGCAACGGTGCGCCCGACCCGCCTCACGCATCGTGGCGGTTCGGCTCGGTTCTCTTTCGTGAATGACATTGCGGAGCAGACCACGCCACTTCTGGAGAACCTTGATGTTGACTCGGTGACCCTCACCTCCAAGGCACTCACGGTGTCTATGAAGGAGTACGGCACCGCTGTCACGAACACGGCTCTGCTCCGTGGCACGTCGATGATTGCTATGGATCCGCTGATCGCTGAGCGCGTCGGTTACAACGCTGGCCTGTCGATGGACACGCTGGCTCGTACCGCGCTGGATGCGGCTTCGGTCACCTACGACGATTCGACGACCGGCACGGTTACGGAGATCGGTGGGTCTGCTTCGTATCTCAACTCGTACCTGCTCCAGCAGGGCGTGGCAACGCTCCAGACTTCTAACGTGCGTCCGTTCATGGGTGACCGTTACGTCTGCGTTATCTCGCCCTACCAGGCGCAGCACCTCAAGTGGGACACCACCGACACCGGCTGGCGTTGGATGGTCGGTTACAGCGGTGACGGTACCGCTGGGAACTCGGTGTTCATGGGTGAGATCGGCACCTACGAAGGTGTCCGCATCATCGTGAACAACCACATGACCGATAACGGCACCGCGTACCTGATGGGCGCGGAGGCTCTTGCCAAGGTGTACTCGGATGCTCCTGGTTTCGGGCCGAACCCGTCCACGGTCATCTCCCCGGTGGTGGACAAGTTGCGGCGCTATGCGTCCGTGGGTTGGTACCACCTTGTCGGCTACTCCGTCTTCCGTACGGAGTCGCTGATCCGCATTAAGACTGCGACGACTCTCAAGCCGCAGGCATAGTCCCCGCGAGTGGCCCCCTTTCTCCTCGGGGAGGGGGCCACTCCCGGCGGGAGGAGAGCAGATTTATGGTTTCGGGAGCGTGGGGTCTAAAACCTGGCACAAAGCGAAACTCGCCTGAGCACAAACGATTCGTTCGCGCGTATAGCGAGAATGCTAGACGGCTTGCTGCGGACCCCGTTTATCAAGGCGCTAATGCGGTAATGGCAAGTTTGTATGCTCCTGACCTTTCAACAAAAGAAGGTTGGGCGGATGCCGCCTTATGGTTTGTTCCTGGCGGAAAACTTGTTGGAGCGGTCAAAGGCGCAAAGGCAGCGGTCACCGCTGTAAAGGCTGCGGAGGCAGCGGGTAAGGGTGTGCGTGCCGCACAGACAGCGAGTAAGGCTGTTTCTGTTGGTTCGGCTGCCGCTAAAACAGCAAAGGCAACATCAACTGCGGCTAAGACTGGCCGAACAGCAACCGCTGGTGTTAGAGGAGGAAATGTGGGACTTCTTGGGGCTTTGACTAAGGGTGCGCTTGCTGGAGCAAAGGCTGGCAGCAAGGCTGCTACGGCTGCGGGTAAGGCTACCGTTGCTGGGGCTCGGGCTAGTAGTGCCGCTGCAAAGACCGCTAAGGCTGGGGCAAAGGTAGCGGGTAAGACTCCTGGTGTTGGTGGCAAGTTTGAGCGTGCGTGGGGGTCGTATACGCGGTCGCAGGTTCTTCGTCCGGCTGAGCGGGAAGCGTATAGAACTGCGCGTGCTGCTGCGGATGCTGCACAGGCTCGTTTTATTAAGGCTGGTGGTAAGTCGTATAAGGGTCGTGCTGCTGATTTGAAGACTCTTGAGAATTACAGGAGTAGTCAGGCTCGCGTGAATCAGTTGGGGCGTCGTTCTACCGCTGGCATGGTGGGTGTTGCTGGAGCGGCAGCGGCTACTGGCGCGGGTATGGGTATGAATCAAAGGTCTGGTTCGCAGGCTCCTCGTCCTCGTGGTGGCACTGGTCAGGGCGCCTTGATTGGGTCTAACGGTGCTGGTTACAGCCGTGGTGCCGCTGCTCCTGCTCGTAGGACTGCTACTGGTCCTGGAGCGCCTATGGGGACAAAGCCTGGTGCTACTTCTCGTTCAACGAGCCGTGGCACTGGTGGCGGTACAAAGCGGGCCGCAAAGCCTTCTATGCCTCAGATGGCTAAGGGGAAGACTGTCAGCCAGTCTCGTACTCAATGGGTCGCCAAAGGAACAATGGTTAACGGCAAGGCTGTTCCTAAGGGCTATCTCGCTCAATATGGCAAGCCCGGTAAGCGTGTCACAGCGAATGTGCGTATTGAGACTCCTTCTTCTGGCCAGTACACCGCTGGAGGCGGGGGGCAGACTGCTGGCGGCACAAAGAAGGGTGAGGTTTACGCCTATAAGGGTGGGCGTCGTACTGGCGCGATGAAGAAGAAGTGATGGCTAAGTCTCCTGCGTGGCAGCGTGCTGAGGGGAAGAACCCTAAGGGTGGTTTGAACGCTAAGGGTCGTGCTTCCGCTAAGGCTCAGGGGATGAATTTGAAGCCTCCGGTGAAGAAGGCGGAGGCTCAACGGTCGCCGTCTTCTGCTGCTCGTCGTCGGTCTTTTTGTGCCCGCATGTCGGGGATGAAAGCGAAGAACACTTCTGCGAAGACTGCTAATGATCCGAATAGCCGTATCAATAAGTCGTTGAGGGCGTGGGATTGTTGATGAAGAAGAAGACTCATCCTGGGTTTGCAGCGGTGCAGGCGAAGATCGCTAAGAGGCAGGGTATTTCTCAGGAGCGTGCGGGGGCGATTCTTGCCGCTGGTGCGCGTAAGGCTAGTACGAAAGCAGTTAAGGCCAATCCGCGTTTGAAGCGCATTAGTGGTGTGAAGAAAGGGAAGTGATGAGAAGCCAGGTTTCTTCAAATAGCGCGTATAAGAAGGGTGGTGCTGGCGCTCCGATGGCTGGCAAACGTCAGTCCGGTGGTGCTGGGGCACCGATGTCAGGTAAGCGTCAGACGGGTAGCGCTGGTGCTCCTATGGCGGGCAAGAAGTCTGCCGCAAGCATGGGTGCAGGCACTCCGATGCCGGGTGTTCTTGGATCTAAGAAGAAGTGGGGTGGGTATGGCGCTGGGGCTCCGATGAGTCGGGGCACTAAGACCACTCCTGGGCGTGCCGGTCAGGGCAATCCGATGGCCGGTAATTATCAGAGTGCTGGCCGTGGGGGTAGTGCGGGTCAGCCTATGGCGGGGAAGCGTGCCGCTGCTGGTGCTGGGTCTGCCGCCATGAGCAAGGGCCGTCCTGGGGGTGCTGGTGCTCCGATGGCTGGGAAGCGTCCGCCCACTGGTGCTGGTGCTCCGATGGCGGGTAAGCGTCGTTCTGGTGGAGCGGGTGCTCCGATGACGGGTAAGTATCTGCGTCCACGCGGGATGGGACGGTAGTTATGTGTATTGATTGTGGTTGCGGATACAAGAACGGTGCATGGAAGTACGACATGCAATCAATGGTGTTTGACGACAACACCAAAGTTCCCCAGGGACCGATTGTTATTGGGCTTCCGCAGGGCGAGATCGAAACAGAGTAATGGCGTACACCAACCCGGCTCTCCGAGAGCGAATCAAGAACCGGATCATGGCTGGCTCTAAGGGCGGCGATCCCGGTCAATGGTCTGCGCGTAAAGCGCAGTTGCTCGCTCAGGAATACAAGAAGTCAGGTGGTGGGTATAGCGGTGGCAAGACCGCTGCCCAGAAATCTCTGTCAAAGTGGACGGGGGAGAAGTGGCGTACGAAGTCTGGTAAGCCGTCTACGCAGGGACCGAAAGCAACGGGTGAGCGGTATTTGCCGTCGAAGGCTATTAAGGCGTTGTCGTCTGCTGAGTATGCGGCAACGACTAAGGCTAAGCGTGAGGGTACGAAGGCTGGGAAACAGTTTGTGTCACAACCGAAGCGTGTTGCGAAGAAGACTGCGAGGTATCGGTAGTGGCGACTGTTCAGTTGTTGGGGCGAGGAACGTATGGGCCGCAGATTGCTTATGGTCCTGGGGTTTCTCCGCTTTGGCTGTATTTCCATAATCCCCCGGCTCAGAACAGTGTTTTGGTTTATAACGATGGTTCTGTGGTGGAACGGGCAACGTTCACGAATCAGGATATTCAGGATCCTACGGTGTATGTGTGGATTTATGGGGGTACGGATTTTCGCTGCGAGGTTGGGTCATTTGAGTACGATGCGTTGACCGCTGCTGGTTACACCTGGCGCGAAGTTGTGCCAGCAAATACCTACAGCGAGAACTACCAAGATGTCTATTAGGAGCGACGATGGTGACCTTGCCGGATCCGAACAGGACGGTTGGCGACAGCGGCCACACGTCGGACACAAACCTGATTATCGAAGCAATCAATACGATTCAGTCTCAGGTAAATGGGATTCCCGCTGGCCCTACCGGAGCGGCGGGACCAACCGGACCTACTGGTCCTACGGGGGCTACCGGGGCGGCTTCTACTGTCACCGGTCCTACTGGGGCTAAGGGTGACGATGGGCCTACGGGTCCGACGGGTGCTCAGGGTCCGGTGGGTCCAACTGGTCAGACTGGACCGCAGGGTGTTGCTGCTGCTCTTGGCGCTACTGGTCCTACGGGTCCAACGGGTGCTGTTGGCCCTACGGGTGCGACTGGAAATACAGGCGTGGCTGGTCCTACAGGTCCGGCTGGGCCAACTGGTCCAACTGGTCCGCAGGGAACGATTGGTCCCACGGGGGCGGCTGGTGCTGTTGGAGCGAATGGTCCCACTGGTCCTGCGGGTGACACTGGACAGATTGGAGCGACTGGTCCTACGGGTGCTGTTGGGCCGACCGGTCCAACTGGGGCTACTGGACTCACGGGAGCGACTGGTGCAACGGGACCAACGGGACCAACGGGGCCAACAGGCGCAACCGGAGCAGCAGGGTCTACTGGAACTACAGGAGCAACTGGCGCGACGGGACCGACGGGACCAACAGGAGCAACTGGAGCAGCGGGATCTACTGGTGCCACTGGAGCCACCGGACCAGCAGGGCAGGGTGACTTCATCGGAATGTTCTTGGGGGGAATGTGAAGGTCGCCGTATACGCGATTGCGAAGGATGAAGAACGGTTTGTGAAACGTTGGCAGGAGTCAGCGTGCGAAGCGGATTCGTTGCACATCCTTGATACGGGTTCGTATGACCGCACCATTGGAACTGCCAAGGACTACGGAATTGATGTGTCCCGTTGGGAGTTCAATCCGTGGCGTTTTGATAAGGCGCGCAATATGGCGCTGGAACTTGTGCCGCTGGATTACGACTATTGCATTGCGTTGGATCTTGATGAGGTTTTGATTCCTGGTTGGCGTGAGCATCTTGAACGGGCCCATGAGGAAGGTGTCACAAGACCTCGCTACAAGTACACATGGTCATGGAAGAACGGGCAACCTGATTTGCAGTATGGCGGGGACAAGATTCACACGCGGCAGGGGTATTGCTGGAAGCATCCGGTTCACGAAGTTATCACCCCTTTGCATGGTTTTAAAGAAGTGCAGGGGTGGGTTGACCTGGAGATTCATCATCATCCTGATAGCAAGAAGTCTCGTTCTCAGTACATGCCGCTGCTGGAACTGGCGGTGACTGAGGATCCGTCTGATGACCGGAATATGCACTATTACGCCCGAGAGTTGTTCTTTGCTGGCCGTATGGGGGAAGCCAAGTCAGCGTTCTTGCGGCATCTGGATTTGCCTAAGGCACAGTGGAAACCGGAGCGAGCCCAGTCGTACAGATATCTGTACAAGATTGACAAGGATCCGCGTTGGCTAGCGGAGGCTGCCCGTGAGCATCTCAGCCGCGAGGTGCTTGTTGATATGGCTCGTTATAACTATGAGCAACAAGAGTGGCAGGGTTGTTTCAATATGGCCCGCAGAGCCCTGGAGTTTGCGGAACGTCCGCTGGAGTATTTCAGCGAGTCGGAGGCGTGGGGACCGCTGGCGCATGATTTTGCGGCTATTGCGGCATATCAACTTGGGTTATTCCGTGAGGCTGCGTGGCACGGGATGGAAGCCCTCAAATTGTCCCCATATGACACTAGACTTGTGGATAACTTGGGGTTCTACGAGAAGGCGGCAGCATGACGACGATGCGCGACATGATCGCTGATACCCGCCGTATGGCCTATGGATCCATGACGGAACAGATCAACCTTGTGGCCGTGAGTGCTAGTGCCGGAGCCACCGCCATCACTTTGGATATGGACGTATCTGGCATTACGCCAGGAATGGTTCTTTCCTGCGACCTCAACGTCTGGTATGTCCGATCCACCATCCCCGCGCAGAAAATCGTGAACGTGATCCCCGGTTATGACAACTCTCCGCTTAAGTCGGTAGCGGCAGGAGATTTTGTCACGATCAAGCCAAGGGTGACGGACTGGTACATGTTTGAAACCATGAACCAAGAGATCCTTCGCCTATCCACTCCTGAGCATGGTCTATATCAGTTGAAGCGGTGGACCGCTGACGTTGATCCGACATATCAAACGTACGACTTCCCAACAGCCGCTAACAGCATGGTGTCAATGCTTCGTGTGCGATATTTGCTTCCCGGAACTCCCGATGTTTGGATTGACCTTCCTCCGTTTGCTTACAAAGTGCAGATTGATGATGTCGTAAACAGAGTCAGACTTCTGCGCCAAGTGCCAGGTGGCAGCACTATTGAGTTTATGTACAAGGCACCGTTTGACCAAGCGGAAAACCTTGACGATAACGTAAACGATGTTTGTGGTTTGTCTGCGACGATGGTAGATATCCCGACTCTTGGTTGTTTGGCAACGTTGCTTCGCACTACTGAGTCTCGTCGCAATCAAGTGCAGACGCAGGGTGATTCGCGTAGAGCCGGAGAAGTCTCTCCCGCTTCTAATTTGCGTGTGGCCCAACTGGTTGAAAAAGACCATCAAATGCGAATTTGGGAAGAATATGCCCGACTCACTTCACGAAATCCAATTTATAGGGGCGTGTAGTGAGCGGGTTGCAGATCACTGATGATTTTTCTGATCCGTATTACGGGTCTGGAGTTGGTGGTGGTCTGCCCACAACATTCTCTGCCGCTGTCATCGCTTTGGATGGACGCCCTTATCTGATTGACACTGAGAGCGGCCTGTACCGTCGTAATGGTGTCGATGTTGTGCAACAGAAGAACACGGGGGATGCACGGGACCTTTTGCTGCTGCCTCAGAATGTGTGGAGGCAAACACAATCAGGTTGGCACTATGGGGCTGGACAAACCAACCTGGACCGTGACGATGCTTTGCCATACCGGTTTGAATCCTCTTACGGAATAAACCCCTGGGATCGCTGGGAAATTGGTTTGCTCCCTAAGACGGAACAACTCAAAGATTTAACAGGCCAATCTGCGTCAGCGTTTCTTGGAGTGGCTGGTACCAGCCTGGTGTTGAGTGCTTCTGCTGGATTGCTGTGGTACTCAAGTCTGTCCGCTTCGGCTACTCCATCTTTCCAAAACATGACGTATGACGTTACGGATATGGCTAGTGACGGCAACGCCATTTTTGCGTTGCTGTACAACGGGGTTATCAAGAAAGCGACGAACGCTACGACAAGTTCTACTCATGTCACGATGGCTGCGCCAAATTTTGTTGCGTACGTCAAAGACTATTTGTTGTCTAATGAAACTCACACGTTGTACGACGTGACGGACGGTTCTCAGAAAAAAATCTATGAACATCCAAACTCTGCGTATCGGTGGATAGATGCCTGCGAAGGCAGCCAGTTTATTTACGTTCTTGGTGGGGTTTCGGATCATTGGTCTATCCATAAAGTTGGCATAAAAACAGATGGCACTGGTCTGCTCCCAGCGATTGTCGCTGCCACGTTGCCCGATGGAGAGATAGGGCATTGCATTGGGTCGTATCTTGGTTACATCTTTATTGGGACCAGTAAGGGTGTTCGCATGGCTCAGGCGGACGCTAATGGTGATTTGATCTTGGGTGCAATTTTGCCCACGAGTAGTGCTGTTGAATGTTTTGAGGGTCAAGATCGGTTTGTTTGGTACGGCTTGAACTCTATGGAAGCAAAGTATTCTGCCGTAACTGCCGATAATGCGGGGTTCCCCACGGGCAACGTTTCTGGTCTTGGTCGCATGGATCTAAGCACTTTCACAACGACTTCTTTAACTCCTGCATACGCTTCGGATATTGCTGCTGCTGATTGGTCAACGGGAACTGTTCAATCCGTTGTTACTTGGAACGGCAAACGGTATTTCACGATTAACGGTGTTGGGGTTTTTTATGATGGGTCGCAAAAGGTTCCTGCTGGTTGGCTAAAGCAAGGCACTATGTCGTTCTCTGTTGAGGATTTGAAGAACGCTTTGTATCAGCAGGCTAAGTGGCATAAGGGCTACGGAAAAATTGGCCTGGATATTTCTTTTGATGATGCGGGATATGGGCGTTATGCGACGCTTACGTTGAATGGGTCGAATATTCGTTCGGGGAATCTTGGTTTGAAGAATGTTCAGTTTTCTCGGGCGGATTTGCGGTATGCGTTGTATCGCTCTACTGCTGATTTCACCGTGGGGCCGCGTTTGTCACGGTGGGAGTTGCGTGCAACGGCTGTTCGGGGAAGGGCTTCCCGCTGGTCCGTTCCTATTATGAACTATGAGGAACTAACTATAGATGAAGCAACATATCAGCGTGATGTGTTGTCAGAACTAAACACGCTTATGGAACTAATTGAATCCGGTCGCGTGTTCGTATACCAGGAGTCCGGGCAGTCTTATACGGTTCATGCAAGAGATTTCGAGTGGCGGCCAGAAAAACTGTCTGTCCTCGGGAAAGGATGGCAAGGCGTGTTTGTCATCATCGTGGAGGAGGTGGCCTAATGCGACGCGAATACGCAGGCAACGCACCCAAGGCATACCTCACAGCCATCCTTGGAGGTTCTACAGGGGATCTCACCATTACTTGCGACAACCTCACCAACTGGCCTGACGGGACTGTCGGCCCGTTCTACATCGTTATTGACCGAAACACGGCAAGTGAAGAAAAAATCCTGTGTGTCAGCCGGTCAAGCAACATTATGACGGTATACAACAGCGGCGGCACGAATGGTCGCGGCCAGGATGACACTAGCATTTTTTCTCATGCTGTTAATGCTGAGGTTGAGCATGTCTTTACCGCTACTGACGCGGATGAAGCCAACCTGCATGTAAATAGTTCGTCTGCTGTCCACGGTCTAACTGGGACTGTTGTTGGGACAACGGATACGCAGACGCTCACAAATAAGACGCTGACCAATCCCACGATCAATGGGGCCACGTTCAGCGGCAATGTAACCGGGCTGGATGTTGGATTCAACCCGTTCCTACTGATGGGAGCCTGAGATGGCAACTGTTTACAAGGACGCTCAGGTTGTTGGTACAGCCAGCACCAGCACCTACTCCACGCTGTACAGCACGGGAGCGTCAACGACCGCTGTTATTGGCAGCCTGGTCATTTGCAACGAGGCCGCTACAGCGGTGACAGTTCGTGTTGGGTTGGCGGCTTCCGCTGGCACTCCAGCGTCTGGGTCGTTCATTTTGTATGACCGTTCTATCCCCGCGAATGACACACTCTCGTTGACCATTGGCCTTGCCTTGGGCAACACGAAATTTATTCGGGTGAGCAGTAGCGCGGCTACGGTGTCGTTCACGGCTTCGGTGTCGGAGATCTCATGAGCATAAGGCTGGCGTCACAACAGGGCGTCTACTCTACGAACAGACCTCAATTAGTGAGTCTTGTCGGAAACGTCGGCCCTGCATTTATCAGTGGTGGGACAAACGTTGCTGCTAGCGGAACATATACAGATAGCAACGGCCAAGGCTGGTACTACGTTAAATGGACCGGCAACGGTTCACTGATTACCAGTGTGGGAGGCGCCGCTGATGTCCTCGTTGTTGGCGGGGGTGGCGGCGGCGGCATGTATGGCACCTCTAGCGCTGGTGGCGGAGGAGCCGGTGGGCTTCTAAGCGCTAGTGCTGTGTATATCCCGGCTGGCACGGTGACTGTGGTTGTGGGTGCTGGCGGCGCTGGGCAAACGATTAACGCAGGTGAAGGTGCTAATGGTTCTTCTAGTCGTCTTGGGGATTTTTATGCTGTAGGTGGAGGAGGGGGCCAAGGCCGTGCGTCTGCTGCTAGCGCAAACAAACCAACCGTTGGTGGATCAGGAGGTGGCGGTGGCGGGTCTGATGCTACTTCTGCTTCTGGGGCATCTGGGCTCTCTGGTCAAGGCAACTCTGGTGGAAATGGCAGCGGAGCAAATGATTCTGGTGGCGGTGGCGGTGGGGCTAGTGCCGCTGGTACTAATGGTGCTGTTGCTGCTGGCAATGGTGGTGCTGGTATCACGCATTTCATTACTGGATCGGGGGTAGCCCTGGCTGGTGGTGGCGGTGGGAACCGCAGCGGCGGAACTCAGGGAACAGGCGGCACAGGTGGTGGCGGAGCAGGTTCTTCCACTGGCACTGGAACGGCAGGAACCGCTAATACTGGTGGTGGCGGTGGCGCTGGTGGCGGTGGCGGGGGTAACGGTGGATCTGGAGTTGTAGTAATCAGAGTGAGGATCTAATGGCAACTTTTGCCTTGGTTGACGACAGCAACATTGTGCGGGATTTGCACCGTATTGATAACGAGTTCCTTGGTTTCGGTGGAAATTTTCCAGAATCTGAACCGTTCGGTCAAGCGATGCAAGCAAAGTTGGGGCTCACTCCACCTGGACAGCGTTGGCTTCAATGCTCGTACACCGGGTCATTCCGTGGTTGCTATCCGGCGATGGGCGATTCTTACGATCCTGATACTGACACTTTTATCCGACAAGGAGCATGACATGAGCAAGATTTGGAATGTCATTACGTCCCGTGAGGGCCGCAAGTCGCTCTACGTCATTTCCCTCGCTGTAATCCCGTTGCTTGTGTTCTACGGGGTTATCACTGAAGACGCGGCCCCACTGTGGGTTGCTTTGATTGCGAGTGTGCTTGCTCCGTCGATGGCGTTGGCTCATATGCCACCCAAGGACAATCAGGAGGAGTAATGCCTTGGGAAGCGATCCTCACCGTAGGGGCAGTCTGCGGGGCTCTCATTGCCTTGGGTACACTTTTAAACAAGGTGTACAAGATTGCTAAGCGTATTGATGACGCGGTGGGGGTCGATGACGCTGGGCGCACGTTGTCTCAGCGGTTGTCTGCGGTGGAAGGCCAGTTGAAGATGTCGGATGGTCGAACCATCACGGAGAAGATCAACGCTATTGAGCGGGAGCAGGTGACGTTGCAGGCGCAGGTTGGAACTATCCAGCGGCTGTTGGCGACGTTGTTGAGGAGGAACGGTGAAGAAGCCGTCGTGGAGTCCTGAGGACGAGAACGAGGTGGAGTGCGAACTGCCACCGGAGTATGTGTTTTGGAATGGGGGGTATGAGAAGTGAGCGTTGTTCCTTTTTGGCTTAAGTTGCAGCGAGCGTTGGATAAACAACTTCCCGGCCAGGTGACGTATCTGGTGGACTGGAAGAAGGCCCGTACGGGTCGCTGGCTTGGCCCTAAGTCTCAACCGGTGGCGCTGCTGTTGCATCACACCGCTGGGGCTGCTACGGAGTCCACGGATCCGAAGGCAGCGGGTAACCGTAAGGGTGCGAATGATGCGGTGATTCGGTTTGTTCAGCATCACTATGCGGTGCCTGCCGCGAATTTCACTCTTGACCGCGATGGCACTGTTTATGTGCATAGCGCGTATCCGGTTTGGCACGCTGGCCTTGGGACGTTTCGTTCTAAGCAACCGTGGGTGATCCTTGAGGTTCCGAACGATATGGGGAATCGGTACATGCTGGGCGTGGAGATTGTGTCCAGGGGGAAGAAGAAGGATTTCACGGTTGCTCAGAAGCGCAGTCTTGCCCGGTTGCAGGAAGCGTGTGGGATGGCAGCGGATTGGCCTGTTGAGAAGCGCATGGCGAAGGTGCGTCATCCTCGGCATAAGGATTGGACGGATCGGAAGATCGACATTCTTTATGAGCAGGATGAGATCCAGAAGTGGATGGACGTTTAACGTGAAACGGATTGCGTGGCTGGCAACAGATTTCACGCAGATCCCAAGTGGTCCGATCATCCCAGGGGGGTGTTCGTACTATCGCTGTTTTCTTCCAATGAATTCCATTGGGTATGACAGCATGTTTGGGTTGCCTGCGTTTGACGCTATTCATGGTTTTGGGATTCGTGACACCAGCACTACAGCGCAGTTTGGTTTCAAGGTTGCTGTGTTGAAGTTGCTGATGGAGCGGTGGGTTCCAAAGCAGATTGAGTTGGCGAAGGCTGTCGGTCAGCGGATTGTTGTTGACATTGATGACTTTTATCCTGGCTTGGATGAGTCGAATCAGGCGTTTTACGCTACGGACCCAGCGGTTCATAAGGTTCGTAATCGGGATATTTATGCTCGCGTCATTGAGATGGCGGACATGCTGATTACGAGCACCCCGTTCCTTTACGACTACTACAAGTCTGTGAATCCGAACATTGTGTTGGTTCGGAATGGTGTATCGCCAGCGCAGTTTAATCGGAAACAGGTGGACGGTACGCGGCGTCCGGTGGTTGGTTGGGTTGGGGCTACTCCGTGGCGGTCAAATGATTTGGAACCGTTACGGGAATGGTTGCCGCAATTTCTGGTAGCGAACGATCTTCATTTTCATCATTCAGGAGTTGCTCCCAAAGCGGTGAGTTTTGCTGACATAGTGGGCATCCCTGAGGAGCGGTTTTCTTCTTCTCCGATGGTGCCGATGACTCATTACGGGTCATTGTTTGCTCCTATTGATATTGGCATCGTTCCGTTGTCTGACATTCCTTTTAATCATGCTAAGTCCACAATCAAGGGGTTGGAGTACACGGCTTCTGGGATTCCGTGGGTGGCTCAAGGGTTACCGGAGTATGAGCGGTTGGCTGGGATGGGTGTTGGGCGAGTCGCTAATACGCCAGAGGATTGGGAGCGGGAGTTGTCTCGTTATTTGACTTCTCGCACTCGCGCTGCTGACGAGGAACAAAATTATTTGTTGATGATGCGCGATCATACGATCATGGCTCGCGCTAAGGAGTGGGAAGCAGCGGTGAGTATGGCGTTTGAGGTAGAGCCCAAGAAGGTTGCGGCATGAGTGTCACGGTGTTGTCCCTGGCGTATGGAAACTATTGGGATAAATGGGGAAACCGGTGGCTTGACAACCTTAGAGAGCATGGCTCGGATGCTGGGCATGTGATTCTGGTTTCTGATCGTCCGCTGCCTGTCCCTGATTGGGTGCAGAACGTTGT